TCGCCCGTCAAATATCCTGCATCGAATTCGATCGAGACATTCCCCAGGCCGAAAGAGATCGAAGGCCATGCCCTGCCAGCGGCGAGCTGAACAAAGCCTCGACCAAGGCGGTTGATCATCGTGGTATAAGTCAGCGGATCAACCGTGTCGAACGTGCCGTCGCCGACAGCGGTCTTTACCGCAGTCACGGCGCGAACCGGCGCGAGCGGCAAATCCATCCTCGAAACGTAGCTTTGCCAGTTATAGGGAAACGCCCATAGGTCGACGGCGTAGCTTGCCGGCGTCAATACGCGCCGCGTGTGAGACTCGATCCGGCCGGTCGCGGCCTTGATCAACCGCTTGATCTTCTCGTCCTGATCGTTGCCGCTAACACGCAAATGATCGCGCGCGTCCGAAACCGATACGGCCAGGCCAACCGGCGGCGACGTTACGCGCAAGAGAGGTTTAAATCGATCTTGGGCGAACCCGTAGGGTCCGCCCAAAGTCGAATCCGGCAGAATAAACCCGGTCATTAGCGCCGCGCGTGGCGGCCGCCGTAAACCGAGAGATCGAGGCCCTGGCCGGCGAACTCCGGATCATCGGGAGAGATCGCCCGCGGATCGTTGAAGTCCTGGCCGTTCTGTACCGCCGAGGTTCCGTCGCGCGGGTTCGAGTCCACGCTCGGATGATCGGCCGGAACGGCCTCGCGAACCTCGTCCTCGACAAAGGCGCCGGAGCTTGGGTTCATGCGCTTGGTCGGCGCAGGATTCGTGATCGCCGAGTTGGCCGGCAAACGGTTCTGTTCCTCGGCGCGCTTGGTTTCGTCCTCGGCGCGCTTGCGACGAGCTTCGCGGACACGCTCGTCAGCTTCGCGCAAGCGCTTGCCGGCGTCCTGATCAGGCGCAGGCGCCGTTGCCGACGTGTCGACCGGGAGACGTTGCGGCTGCGGCTGCGCGGCGGGAGGGGGTGCGGCTGCGGTCCGCGGTGCATTCTGAGGGTTCTGATCGGCCATTGTAGCCTCTTGGTTCGAGTAGTTAACCGGGTCGGCCGGTTTCCGTTTCTATTTGGGCGCCAGACCTGGGAGTCGGTCAAGCCTGGCGCCCGTGGCCATTACGGTTCCGCTAGGTGAACCTGTTAGGCCATTTTGAGCGCGATAAGCGGCTGCGGATTCAAGAGGCCGCCGCCGACGCGCTTGGTCGTGTAGAACCCGACGTAAGGCTTGTTTGTGTAGGGATCGCGGAGAACGCGGATTCCGACACGATCGAGCACGACATAGCCGCGCCGGATATCGCCAAACAGGATCGGGATCGCGCCCGTGGTCATGTTCGGCATGGCCGGCATTTCCGTGACCGGATAACCGAGCAACGATGCGGGTTGACCGGCCGTGAAAGTCGGCTGCCAGATGTAGTTGCCTTGGCCGTCTTTCAGCTTGCGGATCGTGCCTTGGACGGAACGGTTCATAAGGAACCGCGCGTCCTGTAGAAAGATGGATTGCACGCCGTAAACGAGCGAGACAACCTCGTCCGTCGTGACCGCGGTTGTTCCCGCCGCGGTATTGACCGGAATCGCGCCGAACGGATGCGCCGCCGCGTTCGCCGCGCCGGTCACATAAGTCAGGATTCCGTTCGGCTTATTCGTGCCGTTGCCGGAAATGAAAGCGATGTTCTCTTGATAGGAGAACTCGGTCTCAACCTCGCCGGTCAGCCATTGCTCGACGTTGATCTGCGCGTCATCGAGTAGCTGTTGCGTCGCGAACGGATTCGCGTACAGCTCGCCGATTGCGTAGTTCATCGAGCCAAAGGCCGGCGCGGTCGTCTCCGGACGAACCGCAGTCTCGCCAACCCACCCTGAGCCGGTTCCGCGCTGATTGAACAGCTTGGAAAAGGCGCCGACGCCGATTTGCTGGACCGTAGCGATCTGGCGGAACGGCGAAATCAGGACAAGCTTGTCCGTCAAGGTGCGATCCCATTCGGTCGGCGCTAGATATCCGCCTTCCGTGGTCACGCCCTTATCGAGCGACGCGTTAACCTCCAAAAGCTTTGCGCTTTCGACGCCGCGAGAGAACCAGGCCTTGAACGCCCTGGTATGTTCAGGGTCGGCGACCATCGGCGAGGCCGAACCGCCGGCTCCAACCTGTAGCGCGGCCGTCGCGGAGATTTGCGATTCGAGCGCGGCCTGCAACGTCGCGATCTCGGAATTGATTCGCTCGATCTTTTCGTTTCGTACGACGTCCTCTTGTCCCTTGGATAGGGCCTTGATGCGCGCGTCGTTCTCGGCCTTAAAGGCCTCGAAAGCCTCGGCGAGCTGTTGCGCGATTCCGGCCGAGCCATCGGCTCGAACGGACATGATTCCACGCCGAGGTGGCGGGACGCTGATAGGGTATTCGATTCCCATTGCTGGAATCCTTTCGGGTTTCAGGCCGCGGACGGCCGAATGGCTTGGAGTAGGGCGTAAAGCCCCGGTTCTGCGCCAGCGCTCGGCTTGGCGGTTGCGACAGCGCTCGGCTTGCCGCCTCGGCTTTGGGAGTCGACAGCGCTCGGCATGTCGTCACCCTTCAAGTCCTGTAGAACGGCACGCCGCTCTTGACGACTCGATTGCGGATTAGCTCTTACCAGCGCCGCTTCAATTCGTCTAGCGGCTCCGAGCGCTCTTGCGTCTTTGCTATCGGTTTCCGTGACCTCGGTTGACGGCAAATAGCCTGTCGCAAGTCCGGCGTCGATCGCCGCCTTGGCGCCGAACCATGATTCCTTGTCCATCCAGGCCGCGGCGTCTTTTACGTCGACTCCGGCTCGTTTAGCGTACAGCTCAGCCATTGCCTGATCGAACGGTTCGAGCACGCCGGCCGCCTCGATCATGTCGTGACGATTGCCGACAGCTAGGCACCAAGCATTGTGAATCATCATGAACCCGGCGTCGGAAATCTGAATCTCGTCGCCGGCCATCGCGATCACGCTCGCAGCCGAGGCCGCCAGGCCCATGATTTTCACCGTGACCTTGTGCGGATGCTCTTTAAGCAACGAATAGATCGCGATCCCCTCGAAAAAATCGCCGCCTGGCGAGTTGAGGTTCACTGTAACGTCTTTGGCGCCAACCGAGCGGAGCGCGCCCGCGACACGCTTAGACGTGACGCCCTCGCTCAACCAGTCAGCCCCGATCACGTCGTAAATCGAGATCACGTCCGAACCGTCCGCCGCGGCGGCGTGAATTCCGGGTTTCCATCGCGCGAGCGTGGAGTCCGGCAATAGCGGTTCAACCCCTCGACCGTCCGCGGCCTGAGGTTTCAGGAAGGCCTTAATTTCAGGCAGCTTGCGAAGCGACATTAGGATTCCCTCGATTGTCCCCTTGATTTCCTGGCGATACGCCGTCCGCCGGAGCGCCGGCTGTATTCGGCGGCGTGTAGTATTGGCCGCCCTTACCATCCGCGCGCGGGTTCTCGTCCTCTTTCGCGAGAATATCGTCCGGCGAATAAACGCCCCATTGCAGGCCCTTCACATATCCGTCCCATCGGGTCCGATAATCACCGCGGACGAGCGCCGATCGGTTGAAACGAGCATAAACGTCACGCTGAGTCTCGCCGATCAGGTCTGTATTGACCGCATCTTCCCACTCGGTCAGCCAATCTTCGAGCGTGAAGGCGACGAATCCGCTCGCCAGCGCCTCGATCCCGGTTCCCCAGGACGTATTTTTCTCAGTGTCGCCGATCATGTGCGGCGGCACGCCGAAAAACATCGCGATCTCGGTTCGGGACTGGACCATCGTTTCAACGAATTGCGCGTCGACGCTGGACATTCCCAAGCGCTCAAATTTCATGTCCTCCTCAAGGACAAGCGTACGGTTTGCCGAGTCTGCGCCGCGGTATTTTTCTAGGCTGTCGCGCAAGGAGTCGGCCGCTTCCTCGCCGAGCGTTTTCGGATGCGTCAAAATCGAACCGACGTTTGTTCCGTTGCGGAAAAACGAGCTGCCGTGGCGCGCCGTGGCCAGGCTCATACCGATTGTTTCGCGCGCGTAGCTCAAAACGGACATGCCCTTAACGCCGTCGTGAGTCATGCCCATCAAATGAAAAATCTTTTCCTGTGGAAAATAGACCTTGGCGCCGTCCGGCGGCGTGTATTCATAGGTGATTTTGAGCGATCCGGCGTCCTGTTTAGGTTCGACTCGGTCCGGATGGAGCGGCAACAGCTCGATCACCTGGCCGCGGAGATCGCGAACGATCAGGCAATAAGCGTTGCCGCGCAGCAAAATATGGGTTTGGAGCATCCGCTTGAAGCGCGCCGGCTTCATGTAGCGGTTTGGCCGCCTGCGGATCACGTTCCAAAGCGGCAATTCCTCGGCGTCGAGCCTATTCGGCCCAACCTTGCGCTTGATATCGAGCGGCAGCGTCGCAACAGCTCCGGAGAGCAACCTAACGCAGCCGTACACCGCCGCCGCCCGGAGCGCGGACTCCGAGTTGACGACCATGCCGGCCGGCCCCTCGAATCCGCGAACAAAGTCCGCAAGCCGAGGGTCCTTTAAGTCATGGAAATAGTCAAGATCGCCAAAGGCATGAACCTTAGGCGGCGCTTGCGCCAGGTTGCGTTCGGCCGCCGCTTCTTTCGGCCGGAACATATCGAGCAAACCCATTCCGGCCCCTCACATGATCAAAACGCCGCGTTTGCGATATACGCTAGGTGTTTCCCCTTTAATAGGTGCAACCCCTATTGCGTTCGCAAGCGCGACCATGCCGTCGATACGCCCCCTTGATTTGATTTTGCTCAGTTTTCGATTGTCCTCGGTTCCTTCAACAATCGCATTTCGAGCGCACATTTCAAGCACGGGATGATTCCCGTGCGCTAGATGCGCTTCTAACAGCTCGGCCTCTAAATCCCGCAAAGCCGGAGTCATCGATTTAGTGCCTTGTCCGAATTCCTCGAACATCGCGTCGATCTCGGCCTCGGAAAAGCCGGCGCGCATGAGCGCAGGCCGGAAAAACCGCATCGCCCAACGATCGAAGGCAATCTTTTTAATCAAATAGCGGTCGGCCAGGCTCCGCAGAAACTCGGCGACATAATCATAATCAATCGATCGGCCTGGCGTCGTGAGCAAATGACCTTGCTTCGCCCATAAATCATAGGGTTCGCGATCGGCGCGCGCCTTTTCTGCCAACCCCTCGCCAGGAAGCCAAAAATACGGCCGAACTTGCCAGATTCCGTTGATTCGTCCGATCAGGACGAGCGCAGTCAAGTCAGCGGCCGCCGACAGATCGAGCCCGCCGTAAACCTCGGTCGTTCGGTCGAATTCATAGGGTTGCGCGCCGTTTTCTTTCCAGACCGAGCGACTAATGAACGGCGTTACGCCGGTCACGCGCTGATTCAGGATCAGATTGCGGAAATCAGCCTCTCGGCTCGGCATTGCCTTGGCT